GTCTAAGGTACAAACATTGTACTTTAGCTTTTTGGAGTGTTCGCTACGATAAGTAATAACGGCATCACCATATGAGCGCACTAGTTGCGCCAGCTCTTGCTTTTTCACTATAGTTTCCTTCTGGTATTAGTTTAGCAATCATTATTACTATGTACTTACTCAGAGGTGATTTATACTGGATGCAAAAAAGCCCCGCTAGACGAATCTAGCAGGGCGATAGTTACTACTAACCTTCGTCAGAAAGTAGGGTAGTAAAGTACTGTGCAGCTTTTCCGGTCAACTTAGAGATGATCTCTTCATCAACAGCTTTGCCAGCATCAGTGATAGCAGCGGTGAGGGCTTCTTGAGCTGCTACTTTGGAGACACGAGTGCTTCCTGTAGCTGCGCCGGTAGAAGCGGCTTTTGCTGCTGGGGTTTTCTTAACGTAGACGCCAGCCTTTGTTAAAATCATGCGAACACCGTTAGGTGATTCGTCTAGTTCTTCTGCAATATCTTTTACAATCTCCATGCTAGTCTCTGGAGTAGGTGATGCTGCTTCGTATAAAGTTACTGCTTCTGCTTTCTTATCGTCGTCCCAAGCCACTTTGCGTGTCCTCTTGTTAGGGTTTTTATTTCCTGGGCAGTCGCCCAGAGTTTTTAGTTGTTGTTCGTAGAATCTTTGTCCCATGTATTCCTCGATTTCAGAATGGATATTATACGGGAAAAATCACCATGCTGTCAAGAATTATTTTTTGGATCCTCATTTAGCACTCCTGCAATAACTAGAGCTACCCGCCTTTCTACCCAAGCATCTGGGTGTAGGGAGGATTTGTGCAGGTTTTCCTTTGCGGGAAGATAAACAAGATTGTTTATAGCATGAGCCCCTCCAAGATCTAAAGGCATCCAATGATCTACATTATAGCCCTCGGGACAATTCCTGTAAAACTCTTGAATTGCAGATAAATCTTCTTCAATAGTACAGCCTTTTACTTTTGCTCTACGGCGAGCATTAGCCTCTCTTTTTACTTCTGGATTTTTTCTGTGGTACTCTCTTGTGTGCTCTAATTGATAGTCTTTATTAAACGTCTGTATACACATATGTTTGTACTCGGTTTCTCTCTGGGTTTTGGAACCTCTTAACACGTGAGAGAAAAGATGCACGGGGTGAAAGCATTCGCAAGACTGACAGTAGTGTACTTTAAGCACGTTATTGCAGAGCCAGGTTCTCCAAATTTTAAAGCTTGATTTTCCTAGTAACTCATTTATACTTGCTTTACCTGCGGCACTTTCATATCCTTTGGCATTTTTCCAGCCGAGAAGCTGCCCTATCTCTGTTAGATCTTTACCACAAACTAGAGCTTGTATTAGCTTCCCCCACGTGGTATTGGATGCTCCACGTCGAGGAAAAATAATAGTGTCTGGAGAAGATATAATTTTTTCATCCATATAGTGCTTTATAATTAAATCTGCCAATTCTTTATCTGAATAAGTTAAATCCATTACAATCGCTCTAAATTTACGCCATACTTTTTCAGATGCTCTAGCTTTGCAAGTTCACAAGCCGAGGCATACGCGTTGAAGCCCCCAGAAGTTACACTCGAGAAGAAAGTATCCTCGCTGTCAACCTTCTGTACAACATATATCTGGTAGCAAGAGGCTCCGTATTTACTCTCATAGTCTACAAGACCCATACCTACCTTACTAGCTTGATACTCTTGGGTTAGTCTTTCCCCAATTCGTACTGCACTGTGATATGTTGCAGACCAAGCAATTTCTCCCTTCTCAAAGTCTTCAGATACGCACTCATCTGGGAAGTAATCTACTTCTCTTCTTTCTTCTTTGGAGCTGGGTCTTTGGGGGACTCCAACCGTTTCAAGAATGTTGCGTACAAACCCTGGGGAACGAAAAAGACGCTTGCTAATATCGGTGAGAGTTTCACCTTGCAAGTAGTCAGTAACTGCTTCGCAAATCTCTGAGTCCCTTGCAGGACGACCGCGATTCTGTGCTTTCCTTGTTTTAACATATGCTTTTTGCTCCAAGTGACCCTCTATAATTGCACTTAATCGTGTAGTATTATATGCAATGTTAAGTATGTCACACGCTTCTTTTTTAGTAATCGGTTTTGGGCTTGACGATTCCGTATCTGTAGGGTTCAAGAGAGTTATGACTTTCTCGATGTTCACCTTCGATAAGTTTTCGTAGCTCTTCTTCTTTATGCGCTTCGCCATCAGTTTCTAACTCCAATTCTAATTTAAACATTAAACAGCAAATAGCGTGAGCTAGATGCGACAAATTTGTTTCTGGATCTTCTAGCTCTCCATCCAGATGGGAGAATATGTGCCGAAGTGCACCGCCACTGTATCTATTCTGAGCGTCTTCTAAGTACCTCCAGTTGTCTTCGTCATACTTGGCTGCACCAAAAGTCAGTACTTTAGCTACTTCCACTGTGGCTTTGGGAGGTAGAAGATACATCTTAGGTTTTTCACCGTCAAACTTCCTGCCTACCATACCCTTTAAGTCTTTGATATCATTCATGTACAAAGTCCTTAATCAGAGGAAACATAGGATTAATTTCATATGCACACTGCCGAGCAATATCCATGTGCTCTTTCTGAGTACCCGGTGTAGTGCGTACATCAATGTAGTGAATCCAGGAGCGTATTGTTCCGTGCATATACAACCGTGTCTTAGTAAGACCTTCTGGTAGCACAGTGCGTGCCTGCTCTTTAGCAATACCGTGTTCGATTGCCCACTTGTATACACCCTGAGCAGTATCAATAACTTTTTTCTGTTGAGCAACCCAGTGTCTGTGTAGTAGTTCGTCATCAGTTTCAATACTATTCTGACGATTCTTTGTATCCTGCATACGAGTTTCTCGCAATTCAAAAGGATAGCCCATTGCCGCAGGGTCGGCATACCGTTGGCTAAACTCCTGAAAAGCAAAACTACGATGGCGTACTATCTGGTGAGCAATATCACGAGTAGTGTTGATCTCCATAGTAATACCACACATCTCAAAAGGAGACCAGTGTTTGTGTTTGATTAGGTACTCTACTAGCTTGAGAGAGGTAAGTTCATTACTCTGGTTTGCTGGGTTAGATACTCTAGCCATATATGCAATATCCCCAATCAAGTCGGGGCTAGAGGTTGAAATAAGTTTTACTTGTGTCATTTTATTGTCCTGAAATTCTGTTGTCATAGTCGGCTAGTTCTTCGTCCCACCAGTGCGGCTTGTCTCTATGTTTCCACGCAGCGAACGTAGCTTTGTCGAGCATATAGAAATTGCGATAAGACTGTATAGGGTTATCATAATCTTTTAGTTCCTCTGTCATTGCTAAGGCAAACTTAGTGAAGCCGTGATCTGCCATGTGTTTTGGTTCTGGCAAGGCATAAAGCATTGCGAGACTTTTATGATTACTACCATAACGATAGTGTGCTTCGCTACCGAGAGCAAAGGCGTAACAGTTAGTCCAGTAGTAGTTCTCTAGTGAAGAACGTACCCATACACAAGAGGGATGGTTTTGCATTGTAGGCAGATACGGAAAGATGCGGTCTTCCATAGGAAGCTCTTTCTGTTGTTTACGAACAGTCTGAAGAACAGCGTTCTCTTCCTTAGTGATAGCACGAGGTACAAAACCGAATAGGTGATCTATCCAGAGGTTTGTATTGATAAGTTGAGCGGCTTCGAGTATCATTTTGTTGACGTGTTTATCAACATGAAACTCTGCACATTTATCGAGGTCTTCGTCTAAGTAGAATAAATTCATCTGGTACTCTCTAAAATTGAATATGTATTATACGCAATTTTAGAAAGACTGTCAAGAACTATTCTTCAGTTGCTTCAGGTTCGGTGGGGGTGGTTACATCTTTATAGTATACTATAACTTCTCCGAGCTGACTAATATACCTTTTCAACTCTTGTGTATTGTAAGACATTAACTCATAGTCTGCCACACTCATTGCTACAAACACTAGGTCGCCTCCATGTTTCTTTTTAATGCCGTCTACAAATTTGTCGAAATAAGTATAGCCTTCGGGGTATTGTCCGTCTTTGTTAGCTATTTTAGTATCTGAAACTACATACCAGTTCGGCTCCTTGAGGTCAAGGGGTCGTGGCATGATAGGTTGTGTGATCATGATCTGTACAGGCTTAGATATAATCTCTACTTCACGCGCGGGTACTTGCAGTAAACTACAACCACTAATCGTTAAGAGCGTTAATGCGCCTGCTAATATCTTCAATCTCATCGAAGACCTCCTTCGTTGCTTTGTTTGCTTTCTTTTCAATCAGTCCCGGCTTTGCACTGGCTAACTGAGCGATGTTATGTCTGCGAAAGATGTCCAAGTAGTCGGACATCTGAGTTTCGTACTGTTGGTTCTGCTTCTGAAGAGTAGCACTAGCTGCTGCTGTCTTTTCTGCACTTTCTTGAATTGCGGCGATTGTAGCCTTTTGCTCTTGATCTCGCAGATCCTGGGCTAGGATTACTGCTGTTTGTTCTTCTAGTTTGATTTGCATAGGTACCACGGCAAACTGGTAGTAGAGGAAACCCCCTGCTGCCATGCTTGCTATGATACCCAACAAAATCTTAGACACTTTCTAACCTTACCATCAATCGTTCTGCTCGGTTAGTTACTTGCTTGTGCCAACGTGAGTCTCGTCCTTCAACGGCTGCTGTCGTCCAATCACCTTCGAGTACGGCAGCATTCATCTTCTTGAACTTCGACAAGCGAGTTCGTCCCATATTAAACATCATATTGACAAGTATACCCTGTACTTCGTCTGGTAAGTCGTCAAAAGTCCCCTGTCCGTATAAAGCGTGACACTCTGATATCGCTGTACTGAGGTCGTTGTCAAAACACTCTGCGACTCTTTCTTTGGTGATTGCTGTTCCGGTCGGTTGTCCGTATTCTGGGTCGGTTTTGAGTACAAGATGGCCGACACCAAAGGTTGGATAGCCAAGGTGGTCGTTATAGATTTCATATTTGACTCCTTCGTCTATTTTTAATGTTTCAAATACTTCGCTTTTGTTCACGTATTTCTCCTTTATTTCTTACATACCCATTGCGCTGGCGTATATCGTTATAAACGGCAAGGCTAAACAACTAACTGTTGTAACCACTCCACATAATATGCAAGCGGCCTCATCTCTCTTTCTCACTTTCGTTCTCCATTAGAACTTGGGCAATAGCCCTTTTCGTAGCCTAGTTATAGGGAAGACTACACTCCCTGAATTTTTGCTAATGCTTGTGGCTTCCAGTCGTCCCATCCGCCAACGTGCACATCATCTACAATAATCTGTGGTACTGTCTTTGCGTAAGGAAACCGAGCAGTGAAGTCTTCTACTTCATAGTCCTTTTCTAGTTTTAATACTGTATACTGAAACTCTCTGTCCACCAGTACTAGCTGCTTGCAGGCTCTCTCGGCTTGCACACAAAAATTACAGTTTTCTTTGCTGTAGATTACTACTTTCTTCACACAGACACCTTACGTTTTACTAACTCATTACTGATCTTCTGCTTTAACTTAGGAGCAGTATTTGTATTCTCGAACTTTTCCATCAAAGTGGCAGTAGGAGTTGCGTGCATATAGTAGTGGGTCATGCCTACTTTCTTGCGGTTTTTTCCAATTCGTGCTACTGATTCTTTAAACTTTACTGGCATTTTCTTTCTCCGCTTGGTATTCTGATTTAAGGTAGTTGTATGTTTTTTGGGCCAAAGCCTTGTCTCTTGTGAGCATATAAACGCTATACTTGTCTTCTACTTTGTAGGCAAGCTCTTTATCATCGTTCATATACTCTGTAATTAGTAGTTTATTCTTCATCTAGTTCTATCATCCCATTGTCCACTAGGTGTTCTATAGTAGATTCTATCCCTTCCTGTTTGCCTAGGGCGTGACAAGTTAGGCCACAGCCTATCAAGCAAAAAATAAATACAGCGTATTCTAACATCTTTTCTCCTATTGAACTCGTCTTTGGAAAAACTATTATACGCAAAAACAGGGAACCTGTCAAGACTTAAATACGTTTTCCTTAAAGGTTTTTCTCTTATTTATTGGTGAATTATACTAGATATTCAACCAAAAGTCAAGAATAATTTTTTAGCTACCTTTGAAAAACTTCTTGACAATCAGCCCGCATTTCGCTATAATACTCCCATGAAAAAATATAAAAAGAAACCTTGGACAGACGTAGAGCGCAAGATGCTTGCAGCTCATTACTTTGTCCAAGATATTGAGGCAATGATGAATATGTTGCCAGAACGAACAGAGCAAGCTATTAGAAATCAAGTAGCATATCTAAGGAAAAGAGGAGTTAGGTTTAAACAATAATGGGTTTAATAGAAATCACAATAGTCATAGCCATACTCGCAGTCTGGGTAATACTAGAAAACGGGGATAATGGATGAATGTCAAAGTACGGAACAATAACGTGGAACAAGCATTGCGAATTTTCAAGCGTAAGATCAATGATAGCAACAAACTTTTTGACTACAGAGAAAAAGAAGCATACGAAAAGCCTACCACTAAGCGACAAAAGAAAAAAGCAGCAGCAGCTAATCGAGAGAAAAAGAGACAACAAAAGCTGGCAGAGAACCCTCTTTCCATGAAATAGTTCTTGACAGCTTGCTCAACTAAGCGTATAATTACTTTCTAAACTGGAGAATTAAATGATTAATGTATATACAGAAGGTAAATGCTTAAAAGACTATACTACATTCATTGATGAGTGCATTATGGCTCTTTTTCCTGAAGATGCGCAGTATGACATCTATATTGAAGCTGAGAAGTTTGTTGATGACGACGGTACTCACGCAGGGTTCTGCCTTGGTGATAACAGAGACTGTGTCATCAGCTTAGCTACTCACTGGGTTTACGAAGACGGCGAAGAAGTTGCTTACGAGCCGCACGAGCTTGCATCTAATATTGCACACGAATTAGTACACGCCAAGCAGTTTTGCAAAGAACAGATTAATATGATTGACAACGTGTGGAAGCACAATAACTTAATACTTAACTGTGACGAAGTAGACTACGAAGATCTGCCTTGGGAAGTCGAGGCTTACACTTACGAAGTCTTCCTCACAGACATACTTTGGGAGAACGTATAATGCAAGAAGTATTTGATTTTTCAATGGCTATTTTATTTATTACAGCTTTTGTAGTAGTGGCGTGGGGTATTATTCTTTTCCACATGGATGAACAAGCTGAGTGGGCTGCAAAACGAAATTACGAAAAAATGAATGACAACCTAAAAGAGGCAGATAGAAATGATTCTTCCCGTACTTGAAATGACTCCTCAAGAGATTGTATTGCACAAAGCTCAGTGGATGATGGCTAACTATTATGAGTCACACACCCACACAGATCTAAGAAAGGATGTTCTTGAGTGGTGCAAAGCACACTGCTTTCAGTGGAGATTTGACTTTAAACGCTTTACAGATATTTATGCAGATACTGTAAGATTCGAGTTAGAAGAAGATTTTACAGCATTTAATGAATGGTATAGGGGAAGATGGGATGTTTAAAGACGAAAGGCGGGTGGTAGGAGTACTTGTATTCGTTATTGTTGGAGTCCTGCTAGGAGCTATTATAGCAGGAACTAGTATAACAAACGACTGGAGACTAGACTCGGCAAAAACAGAATGTGCTCAGTTTAATCCAACTAATGGACATTTTGAGTGGTTATCTGAATGAGACGCGGCGAGAAATCTTTAAGAACAAAAGCTCATCAAGAAATATCTATATGCTGTGAAACCTTATGCCAGAAAGAAATTGTGGAAGAGTACATAGCAGAACTTGAGGCTAGAATAGTTGAGCTTGAGCTAGAGATAGAAGATCGTGAATAAGTGGTGGAGAATTTGGGCAAAATCATTAGGAGAGAAAGTAGGTGAAACTGATAAGCAAGCTAACACTATTGCTAGTATTAGGACTGTGTGGTGGTGTACTCATATGGCGACTTGTATCTTTATCATACTTAATGCAATAGCAAACCATGGCTGGGGACTAATTGGATTGTGATGAAAAGACTGTGGACAATATGGAAACACGCACTAGGCGCCTTTGACGAAGAGGATGGCTATGATGTACAGAATGAAGATAGAATCTCGTATATCCGCACGTTTGTTGTATTGTCTAATCTTTTATGTGTATATTTAATTATGGCCAATATTATACTGGGGTGGCTATGAAGCTTAAAAAAGAGTGGGGAGAGTGGTACTGGCTTGATGATGATGGTGTTGTCGTTAGCCCTCGCTTTACAACTAAACAAGAGGCTTGCTACTGGTTAGTAGAGTTTCAAGGAGATACAAAATGACTAAAAGAATAATTGATGGAATGAATACTTTAGGGGAGAATTATATCTTTCGAGATGTGACTAACACAATTAACTTTAATATAGATGATAGTACAGAGAAGTTGCGTTTAGATGAGAAAGGTTTTTATTACAACGGTCAGTTTATTGAAGATGCTGGTATAGCTTACAGTAGATTTATGGAGTGGCTAGACAGCGCTGGAGTCAAACGAGGAGCTACGCCATAGGGATGAAAATGTATCAAGCAAGAATAACCAACGGCTTCCGTCTGTTTGGTAAATACTATGAGAATTTATGGGACTAATAAAACTAAATAAACAAACCCGCAGCGACATAGACTGTTTTGTGTGGTTCTGGACTAGGGAGGGCGAACTGCTTAGCCCTTACTTTCACTCTAATCAAGAAGCCTGCTACTGGCTAGTACAGTACAATTCTGAGTCCTAACTACCTTAGGACCGACCTGAGTATGTCACAAAACTTCTCACCCCTCCTTAAAAAACTTCTTGACAAACCCCCTTTCTTCGCGTATAATACCTTCATAAACTTGAAAAAGAAAGGTATAAATTATGAACGAAGATATGACTTGGTGCCTTGCACCTCACGGTAAATCCTACGAAGTAGCTTCTTGGGTCGTGCAAAACTACAAACGAGATACTTATCCTACTAAAATGCAAGCCATGTGGGTTGATGCATCTCAGCAAATTCTTGATAAACTCGCCGCCCGTAGCTTAATCTATAACGCTATTCAGACTCCTGACGGAACTATACTCGAGTCAAAACATCGTCATGACTACCGATCTCATAATGATGCAAATGGTAAAACTTATGTTATTGATGGCGGCTTAGAATATATCAGAAGCACAATACACGCTGATCAGACCTCTTTAGCGCTTTATGATGACGAAACACACGCAGTACAAGCACATTATCTTACTTGGGGTACCTTCGGTATACGAGGCGACCAACCCCGCAGAGATGTACGTATCGCTGAGATGGAGACCACACACCTTGAGGCTGTACTGAGAGAGTGCTACCCTACCGAGATACTGAAGAAATGTATGCAAAAAGAATTGGAGACAAGAAATGACACTACCGTATGAGCGCCGATGGGCTGTACTGAACACTAAACAATTTTTGTTAGACATCGGTATGAACGAGAGCTTACCCGAAGAGGTACGCAAAGAAGCCTGGAGAAACCTTAAACATTATCCAGATGAGTACTACATGGAAGAAGCAAGAAAAGCAGCACCTGAAATATTTGGCAACTGGGAGGATATGAACCATGATTGATGAAGGAAGAGAAGACTATATGTTTGCAGACTGCCCCGATAACTGGGTAGTATTAGAAATAATGAACGATACTAAAAATCCTCTCTACAAAGTATTGGCGGGCTGGAGCGGTGGATACTTAGACGGAGACAACTGGAAACTAAACAGCGGCATTGTCAAGGTTCGTGAGCTTGCTGATTCTTGGGTTTTCGTAGGCTATAGTGGTAGCGAATATGTTTGCGACAAAGAACAGTACAAACTCAGAATGAACAACGCAGGGATCTATGAACAGCTTTTAGTAGCTTATCCGAATACTATTCGCATGATGCCTGAAGACACAGACTGGTCTACTTTGTTAGGAGATACGGTAGACGAGGGTCTTACTGACTACGATGGAGTTACTCGTATTGAAGTAATTGACCAGAGTGGCAGAGCTTGGATTACTAACATCGCTGAGGGTGTTACAGTATCCTTACAGGACGATAATCGTACTCTCAAGTTGTTTGTTAGATGATTACATACAGCACCAACTGGATGGGACCTGTTTCTACTCGTTGGTATGAGGAAAGGGACGTACCGTTTGTATTGAAGAAAACATCAGGGAAGATATTACCAGCAGTAGAGTATAAAGACTTTTTAGAAAGCTATTCTTGTGGTCGTATCGACATCTATGGACTTGATGAAGACGCATATTGGTGTGGTAAATCCGAATATAGTGTTGCTCCTATGCGTACTGAAGACTGGAATGACTTTAGTGAGTGGCTTGATAAAATTGAGTGCAAGGTGCAGATTAGGTATGATACACTGATACACATGTTTGAAACTACACATAAGAGAAAGATTCGGTGGGCAGATTGATCTACCTTCGAATTTTATTATTAATATGGCTGGCTTTCTCAGTCAAGTTGGACGACGACCTCTACGGAGTAAGATACAGTATGAACTCACTAGCCGAGCAGAAAAGGGTGGTAACACTATGAAAGTATGGATGACGAAAAATAAAAACTTTGTAAAAATAGATAAGTGGGATACTTGGTCTATGGATGCAACGCTGGCACATATTGTTGTGCCGATGCTAAAGCAGCTTAAAAAGGACACTCATGGTGCTCCTATGGTTGCCTTTGAGGATCGTCCTGACGAGCTGATCGGAACTATTCCTCGGAAGGACAAGTGGGAAACTGATGAGTTTCACTTTCAAGCATGGGATTGGGCACTAGACGAGATGATCTGGGCTTTTAGCTCTAAGTTGGACGAGGAAGGTTGGGAACATCAGTTCTTCTCTGGAGAGTCTGATTGGATCTTTGAACCCGGCCCTGGTGGTAGCAGTTATATGGTAGAGGGGCCAAACCATACACTAGAAATGGACAAAGAAGGTATGAAAGTGTACCAAGAACGCATCAGCAATGGCTTTAGACTATTTGGGAAATACTATGAAAACCTCTGGGATTAACGAAACCTCTCCCTGCATTGGTACTTGTCTTTATGACCCCGCAGACGGGTTATGTCTAGGATGTAAGAGAAGTCCTAGCGAGATTACCAAGTGGAGTGAAATGACTAACGAAGAAAAAAGAAAAGTAAAGGAGAGAATACATGAGCAACGCAACGCACGGTGGTAAGGGCGACAGAGATCGTACAGATAGATCTAAGTTTGAGAATAACTGGGATAAGGTTTTTGGAAGAAAAGAAGAAGAAGACGAGATGTTGCTAACCATACCGCTTTTTGATGATGTGCTAGAAGAGATTGACACTACGAAAAACTTTGCTCGAAAGATGAAAGAGTGGAATATGATGTACAATTGTCTTCAAAATATCCATCTTTACGAATATCCGATAGAGGAAGTTAAAGAACTTCTGAAACAAATAAAAGTTTCTTGACAAGGAAGTTAAACGGGCGTATAATATACGCATAAACCAAATAAAACTAAGGAAGTAAAATGCAAGATGTATCAAATTTTGAGAAGGTAGGTGACTTTATGGAGGCTTTCGGTCAGGAAGTACTATATATGCCCACTCTGCCAGACTTTAACCTCGCGGCTCTACGCCTCGATCTAATTGAAGAAGAAGTACAGGAGTTACGTGATGGACTTGGAAGAAGTAGTTTACTTGAAGTTGCAGATGCACTTACAGACATACTCTACGTTGTATACGGAGCTGGTCACGCCTTTGGCATTGATCTTGACGATTGTTTCGGCGAAGTTCATCGCTCTAACATGACCAAACTTGGTGAGGACGGACGCCCAATGTACCGTGACGATGGCAAAGTAATGAAAGGCCCGAAATACGAAGAGCCTGATCTTACGCCCTTTGTGGAATAGTAATGACTCCGAACCAATTAGATCAAATTAAGAAGGAGCAGCGCAGGTCTGAAGCAGAGGCGTTGCGCACCCGCAGCGAGTACAAGGACGTAGTAGAGGCACTGGATAAGGTCTTTGAGATACTGCCAGAAGAGCTTCATGACTTCGCTAAGTTTGGAGAGATTGCTTTAGCACATGAGCTAGGGCATACTCTCGTCAAGGGAGACAAAGGAGCTGATGCTATGGATGCGGAGGGTAAACTCTACGAATACAAGGTCTCCATTACAAACCAATATAACTTCAACTTCAATGCTCGGTTTCCTGATTGGGAGACAAACAAGGCTAGGATTGAACGTCACTGGGAGAATATTGAAGGAGCATGGATAGGTCAACGTGATGGTATGCAGATCACAGATAAAGCCTACGTTCCGACCAGTATACTCCTTCCATACTTGCTAGAACACTTCGAGAGAACGAAAGGTTCTCAACTTAACAAAAACTTTAGAATGCAGAAATTTAAGGAACTAAACAATGTTTGAAGAATTTAAAACAGTAGATGAGAAACACGAGTTTGAGATCGTTGAGAACGGTTTCATTCTGAGAGTCAATGGTCGTGGAGAGCACGATGATTGGATTGCAAAAAGCTATATCTTTAATA